GCGGTCCATGCGTCATTGGAAGCTGCGACTTTTTTACGGCGCTGTGTCCTCTCGTTTAAGGTAGTAGTTTGAGAAGAAGAAGACGCGGAGTCGAACATTATAATGCGTTTGGTTTCGGCGGATTCCATGATAGTTAACGTTTGAATACGGTTATTCGTCTATTTCGTTTGGCTTAAAAAATACTATCTTCCCATGCAACACACATAAATGCAACACATCATTCATTCTTAAATGATATCAACGTCAACATCCTCCTCTCGATTTTCCTGTTTCGACCCAATGGTTGCAATGACCGAGGACCCGCCTCTCGTCGATGCCCCCGAACCACCGATTCCTGTTGCGAAAATACCGCGCTTGACCATACACGAATCCATTGTTGGCCGCCTAGACCAATTCATTCGGCAGAAGAAAATCCCACACATTATATTCCACGGCCCCTCCGGTTCCGGCAAACTGACCCTAGTCCGCGAATTCATACAACGGATTTACGGAGAAGACAAGACGAAAACCAAGACCCACGTCATGACCGTCAATTGCTCCCATGGCAAAGGAATCCAGTTTATTCGAGAAGAACTCAAATTCTTCGCCAAAGCCAATACACAGACCAAATCCGCCGGCGATTTCAAGATTATTCTTCTTCTCAACGCCCATCACCTGACCGTCGACGCCCAGTCCGCCCTAAGAAGATGCATCGAACTCTTCAGCCATAATACGCGGTTCTTTATTATTGTGGAAAACAAGAACAAATTGTTGAATCCGATTCTGTCGCGTTTTTGCGACATTTTTGTTCCGGAGCCGACTCCTCTCGGCCAAGCGAACCCGGTCAATTTACACAAATATGTGTTATCGCAACAGTTCGCGTGTTGTGCTTCTGCTTCTCGTCCACCTCAATTCGAAATCATCGAGAGGTTGTTTTCCGCGAAGAACGTGAATGCCGCCGGACCGAAATGTCGCATGGAATTGGTCCACGAGTTATACGAAGCCGGAATATCGTGTTTGGACTTGATGGACTGGCTTTCTTTGGAGGACACCCGACTTCATTCTAGAGCGGTCATGCGATTCCACGAAATCAAACCGCAGTTCAGATGCGAGAAGCTACTGATGCTTTATATGATTGAATTCATTTTTACAAAAAAAGAATAATGTGTGTGTGTCGATTCGCATACATACATTATTAATTGGGACGTTTCTTTGCGGTTTTGTTCTTTGCCGCTGCTTTTGCTGCCATTTTAGCCGCCTTTTCTTCTGCCTTCCGGGTTGCATTCGCAGCTTTCTGTTGCTGTTTTTCGGCAGCAATCTGGGCTTTCTGTTGCTTTTTTTCCGCAGCATCCTGCGCCTTTTGCATCCGAAGCTGGCGTTTCGCCTCTGTTTCCATTCTCTTCCCTCGTCTTCTAGAGAGGTCGACTTTTACCGAGATTTGTGCTTCACGGATATCCTTTAGGAACTCGGTCGACAAGGATTCGTCGGCGTCTTCTTCCAACTTCTTGAGTTTTTGTTGTTTTTTGTCGGTCCGTTTCACATCTCGTACGTATTCCTTGACCGACTTCTGAATCATCTTTTTCGCGGCCTTCTTGTGTTTTTCGAGTCTCTCAATGGCGGTCTTTGCCTTTTGCGACAGACGTTTCGACCATTTGACGTTGCGCTTCTTCGTCTTCGCCAAATTCGTTTTTGCGCGTTGAATGGTGCTTCTCACCACTTGGGATTCGAGAGGAGACAGGTCCGTTTTCAACAGATTCGAATAAGAACGAATCCGCGCATTTTGTGTTGCGACGTCCGCTTTCAGCCGGTTCTCCACAGAAACTACTTCTTCTTTAATCGTGTCCGCTAGGTCTCTCGCGCCATAGAATCCCGGTTGTTTGTCCAAGAACTCGTCGAAATTGGGGGTGGAATTCCACGGTTTTTCACACCCGCGCATTTTGTAGTAGGTGGATTTCTGGTATTCCTCGTATTCATCGGGGTGGTCCTTACGAGCCATTCTCGCCACACGCAACTTTGCCATCTTCTCGCCTTTCACCGCCTTCAAATCCTTTGCTGTGGCGGTTATACGCGCTTTCCATTCCGCCGCGCGGAATTTTGCGGTTTTTAGGAATTTATTGGCGTGTTTCTTTGCCAATTTCAGACAATCTTCATTCGTCTGCCTGTCGTCTTGGTATTCGTCGCATACTTTCGCGATTTTCGCGGCGTTTCCTTTGGTATAAGAACCCATGTTTTCGTCGTAGCGCTGGATTGCTTCTTCGGAGGCCAGCTTCAAATCAGCGGCGGATTTATCCATTGCTGAGAGACCTACCACGTCGAAATCGCGGATGTCCTTTGCCGTGGCCGCGTTGACGAGAGGAACGACGACTTCTCGCAAAATGGGTTTGGAGAACTGTCGAACATCCCCTTCTCGATTCAAATAACTAATGTGTCCGGCAATGTCGTCCAGGAATATCTTGGAGCCGATGGGGGTAAAATCGCCGGTGTCGTCCAAATACTTGTCGGAGAAGGCGTCGAATTCATCGGGGATTTGCTGTTCGGCGGGTTTACACAAATTGACGAGTTTGACTAATTCGAGAGGATTGTCTGTTATGGGTGTCGCGGTCATGAACAGGACGCGGACGGAGTCTTTGCCGGAGACGGCGTAGGAATTCATGAGGGCTTTGTGGAACGCGGGCATGTCGGGGCGTTCGATGGACGAGAGGTCGCCGCCACCATAGAGTTTGTGGGCTTCGTCGATAATAATGAGTGTTTTCCGGAGAGGGTCGGCTTCGCCGTTGCGCTTAACTAGAGCGTCGTAGTATTGGTTGTTTTTGGAGACGAGATTACTGAATTGTTTGTAAGAAATGGGTCTTACAGACCAAGATTTCGAGAGGAGACGCATTCTTTCGGGCATGGATTCGGGGATTTTGACACCGGCGGCCACTTTGTCTCGGATGCCCTCGTGACAGACCATCTCGAACATGTTCTTCCAAATATCGTTTTTGAGTGTGGTGCGGGTGACCCAGAGGATGGTGTAGCCTAGGGGCTCGAATTGGCGTGTGGCGGTTGCTATGGCGGTACAGGTTTTACCGGTTCCGACCGATTGCCAGAGAACCATGCCTTTGAGAGGATTCTCGTAGGTGAAAAATGTACTGATGAATTCTTGGGTGGGAGAGAGTTTGATTAGATTCGGCTTGCCGCCCAGGGTTAAGGCGGCACTCGGTACTTGACCGCCCTTCAATAAGGCGGGAACTTGTGTTTGGCCGCCACTTTGCAACGTAATTTGTTGAGAAGCGCCGGCTCCTCCTCTCGACGTCGGTCCATCATATCCACATAAATTCTCCATTTTGACCGGTTCCCATTCATTCTCCGAGAAGTATCGCCGCACATATTTCTTGAATGCGCGATGTACGCTCCCCGGCCGCTTCCGTGCTTCCATCTTTTTCAACAATCGATGTTCGGCTTTTGGTAGGTCGCGCAATTCGTCTTCCTCAGAATCGGAATCGCCTCCTCCTCTCGACAAAGCGTCGGCATCTTCGGTACTAAACTCATGAATATTTCTGTTGAGTTCATAATCGACCGAGCCTTTGATGGCCACGCGTTCTAAATTGCTAGCTAAACGGAGAAGTCGGATATCGACGTTCTTGCTCAACAGATAATATGCGAATGCGGTCTCGGACCCACGGAAATCCGCGCGATATTCCGGTTCAATCGAGAGGTCATATTTGAAAACATAGAGAGGCCAACCCACTTTCGGGTTGAATCGGAGACCTTTCTGACCACAAGTGCGTGTGCCGCGCCCAATGACCTGTTTCTGGTCGGCCATGGTGGATTGCGGCTCGAAAATATGCAAATATTTGATGTCGAAGAGGTCGATACCTTCTTTGAATCCGCTGTCCATGACAATGATGCGCGCCAGTTCGCCATAGACATTCCCATCATCACCTCTCAAATTGAAGGTCCGCAAGACGTCTTTCTTGACACTGACGCGCAAAGGTTCTCCATAAAGACTGACGGATGAGAGGAGAAAGAAGTTATTCGGACCCATCTCTTTTAGAGCTTCCGGCGATTTGACTGTTATGACCTTCTTTTTTCCGTTGTGGCGAACATTGTAGCCGAGTTGGAAACCGCGAGTCAAGAGACCAGCGGCGACGGCTTTGGCGCCTTGATTTCCACGAATATCCGAGAAGACGAAATGTTTGAATCGGCGGCCGTGTTTCGCCATATCTTCCGCATCCAACTTCTCAATATTCTGCAGAATCTTGTGTAATTTAGGGGACCGTGTTGCGATATCCTCGCCTGTCTTCTCTACACTGAATTCGGATTGGTCGAATTTATTGTGTTTTGCGACGGACGACCAATTCGCCGCGTTCCGGACGCATTCTGCATCGACGGAACTGCCTTTGTCCGTTTCGAGCAACTTCTCGATTTCCTTCAACTTTTCTGTACTCGTTAGACGTTCTAGGGATTGAATCGCTTGTTCGGCGTAGCGGGTGTTATCGATATCCTCGGGCGCAACATGGGACAACATGCCGGGATTCCAGGCCTCCGTTGCCTGTATGAATTCCGGCGTTTCTACCGATGCGCGGGAAATCTTAGGGGACGGCGATTTAGATGCGGCCATTGACGCCGCCGATGATTCTGAATTTGATTCTGAATCGGTTGAAGACATGGCTTCCTTTACATACATATCCGTGTGAATTTCCATCCGAATCGCGTCAGAATGTTCTCCACAGAGAAATCCGGTACCAATATAGACCCAACCCAATGGACGATTTTACTGTTGCGAATCTGAACTCATCCCGCGATGAGTGGTGCGCGCGTTTGGTCAACATTCTGACTCCTCTCATCATCGAAGGTCTGCGGTCGATTTTCAACGAGGCATGGAAGATGTCCGTGGAAAACGACGAAGCGTCGAAATACCTGATGACCTTCCAGAATTTACTCTGCAGAGTCCCGAAATGGAACGCGGAAATTATCGAGGACGAGCGCAAACGCATTATCGAGAGGAGCGGGTGCGGATATTTAGAGGATTTGATTACTTGTGTCCACGTCATTCAGCTGAAAACCCTGACATGCATTCGTGTGGGGAACAAGCAGAAGAAAATCGACATTAGCATCCCTAAATTGGACGCCTTTTTACACAAAGCCTATATCCACGCCGCCAGAAAAACGTACATGAACGTGTATCTGTTCGAGAAGAACGTCACCGCCCTCACGACCCAGAAACACCATCGCGAACTAGAGGTCATTGTCCAAGAATGCATCTTGGCCGCGGTCAGAGAAAGTATCCCTACCGAAGCGATTATTCGCGCTTATCTGGAGGAATCCGTGGAACAGGAAGAGGAGGTTGTCATTGAACCCATTCCGGATGAAGAAGAAGGCGCGAAGCCAAAAGAAGACCTAGAACAAGAACAAGACGCTGCACCCATTATAGAACCAGAGGAGGCGCCACCTTCCGCAGTCCCCGCTATTGAAAATCTGGATACCAAGCCGGTTATAACACGCTTGGCATTTAATGATGTGGACGAGGCGTTCGGCCCGGATAATACGAGGGAGAATATAGTTGCACCGAAAACCATCGAGAGGCTGGAAGATATTAGTGTAGAGCGGAACTTGCAGCGCAAATTGGAGGAATTGGGTGCGGATGAGGACGACGATGCCCCTTTGGACCGAATTAAGATTCAGGAGGACACACTCGATTTGGGAGAATTAGGCATAACGGATTTGAATCCTCGGAATTCAGAGGAGAATTTGACTCTGGATTTCGAAGAGATTATGTAAATACTATCAATTCTGTAAATTGCCGTAAACGTAATGAACGCGTTCCAACAGTTTATCCAATGTAAATTGTTGCAAGGCGAAATTCCGCGCATTTTTCGCAATTCGTTCGCATTCTTTCGGGTGTGCATCTGCCCATTTTACTTGTGTTATTAAATCGGAAAGGTCCGTTTTAACCGGAATGTAGTGTTCGTAGGGAATTAAATCATTGTAAAAATATTCTATATATTTTCGGTCAACTAACAAAATCGGGCGATTTGAAAAAAGTAGAAATTTTAGACGACCCGACCACCCGTTTCCGCCAATATCAATCAAATATTTGTATTTCATCAAGTCTGAAATCCGAGAGTAATTGGCGGATTTTTCATCTATAACGCCTTTAACTGGCGAAACATGAACGATGTCAAATATGTCGGGATGTTCGTCGCCGATTTTTTTAAGAAGAGGCCTCGTTTTACTTTCAATGACGTCTTCCTCGGGCGAATAAATATTACCCGTCCATGCCGCCTTTGAAATGGAATAGGGGCGTTTTGAAGCGGCCATAATATCTTCGGCTTCGGTTTCAAATGAGTGAATATTTGCAGATGGCCAATGATAAAAAAACGAATCGGGTCCGCAATATTTTTCCAATTCGGGAATAGATTTATTGTAGCACATGGAATATTCCTTTTCGTTCGGGTTCTCATTCCCCCGGTCGAGAGTGTTGTATTTTATATTTTTACCATCCGGGTTATTGTATTTCTTTGAATATGTTTCCAAAAAATATAATATTGCTTCGTCTCTTTCTCCGACGTTCCCTTCTTTTGTTGAATTCGTATGAATGCTAGATATAAATAATACGAAGAACAACACAATAATGAGCAACAACCTAACTGTAAATTTCATTTATATTATTCATTTATAATATTCAGAATATTCGTGTTTTTCATGGGATGAAACACCGCGGCCCATGACCTCTCGAAATAATGTCCGACTTCCGGATTCGAACTCGTCGACAATTGTGCTTCCAGTCGTTCGTAATATTCGAGAGGATGTTGCAGAATATCTTGTTTCGCAACAGAAAATACTCCATAATACCCCACGGGCGATACAATAATATTACCAAAAGTCGACTCGAACCATTTCCCGTAAGGTCTTATGGGCGATTCTTTCAAATTTGATTCTGGATTGGCCGATTTATTTTCTGCGTGGGTACTTTGATACGAATCCAGTTTAAAATCATACAGCGCGTCTTTTATGTTTTCGCGGGTTTCTTGTGAAACAAACGTCGCGTTTCCCGACTTCTCCATGTTTTGGATTATTTTCAGAGACGCGTCCATTTTGTGTTGCATTTGATTCGAGCCGGGGAGAAAAATGGTTATGTCGCTTAAATTATCGTAGTTTTTCACGATATGGTGTAAATAGGAGTGGCTTTCTCTTCCTACGTTTTTCAGGGGGACCGTGTGTTTTACATTGTCGGGTTTTGCAAAATCCTCGTTTGTTCCCTTGTTGTAAACGATGGTGTCGTATTTGTTAAAGGGTTCGGTTTTGAGCCACTCCAGGTTTTCATTATACCGGGCGACAACGATTTCTATGGTTTTGTCGGTGAATCCATCGCGTCGTTTCCTTACACGAAATAAGCACCAGAATATAACCAATATCAGACCCAGAATGATGAAAGGCCGTTTTGCGCGTTTCATCTATATATTATAACCGGTCATTCGTCGCAAAAACACGACGTCTCAAATCCATCGATTCCAGGGTTGATTTTCTTGCAGGCCGCCACAACGTCGCCCAGAGTATTGTAGACAACCTTGTCCGCCCCAATCAACCTCGCAATAACCTTCGATTGTAAACAATCTCCGGTTATTCGTCGAACGCCTCCCTCTTCAAGTACGGCGTTCTTCCCAATCTCGGCGTGGGTTTTATTATGAGACGCAATCAATTCGTCCTCGGAAGGAATCGCGATTCCATACACATTCGGTTTAACCACGGGCGGAGCAATGCTCGCGAATATTATCTGTTTCGCACCCGCTTTCCGTATAAGCTCCACAATCTGAATGCTTGTGTTGCCTCTCACAATCGAATCGTCGATTATCAACACAGTCTTATCTTGGAATTCTTGGTCTATCGTATTCAGCTTCATTTTTAACGACCGCTTTCGTTCCGTTTGAGAAGGCATGATGAATGTCCTGCCCACATAGTTGTTTCGGATTAAACCTTCGCAATATGGCTTCTGTAGAACATAGGAGGCTCTTAATGCGGAAATGCGGCCGGAATCTGGAACCGGCATGACGACGTCGATGGAGTCGACCAAGTCCGGTTCATCGCGCAACATCCTTAGTGCCAGAGCTTCGCCCATATTTTTCCTCGCTTGGTAGACCAGAATACCATCTATCGTCGATTCGGGTCTGGCGAAATAAATATACTCGAACAAACATGGAGTCTGTATCGCGTCCGCTATAATCTGTTTTCGTTGGACCCCCGATTCTGATATAATAACACATTCGCCGGCTCGAATATCCTCGACACAATCATCTGTTATCGCGACGCTCTCCGACGAAACGGCATATCCACCCTGGTCGATGGAACCGAAACAGAGAGGACGAATACCTCTCGGGTCTCGGAATGCGACCAACCCGATTTCGGGAATCGACATCACTACGGAAAAAGAACCTCGACACATCATCATGACTTCTTGCACCGCTTTACAAATTCGGTCCGTCGAGTCCGGTAAATCCCGGGTTCGATTATAAGCCAATTCGAACACGCGCAGCAAAATGACAGAGTCGGAATACGGCCGTGTGGGAATCTGGTTAGTAAGTTGATACACAAGTTCCTCTACATTGGTCAGATTTCCATTGTGGACGAGGGAAATACCGCCCAATTCGAGAGGCTGTGCGGATTCGATGTCGACTTTTCCCGCGGTGCAATACCGGATGTGACCTATGCCAAAATTGCCCGGGATTCCAGGATACCCGTCGAATACTTTTTCGACTTTTCCTAGTCCCTTTTTTGGAACCCCATCAGAAGTCGAAATACCCGCGGAATCTTGGCCGCGATGCTGCAAGACGGTCAGTCCATTCAAAATATGGGGGAATGCTTGCTTGTCATTGGGGAAATACACCCCAAATACGCCACACATATTATTTAATATGTGTTGCGTGCTGTTTTATTTATGTCTTTTCAGAAGAGCCAACTATCCAAATCAATGTCGTCGATTAAAAACCGGCGTTTAACAATGTCCGCGAAGATTTTGTAGATAATATTGCGTTTTTGCGTTTTTATCAGGCGTATTTCGTCGATAATGTGATTCAGTGTAAAGGCGGGCGTCCAATTGTCCGAACAATTCAGCGAGTGGCAACAGAAACAGTCATAACCGGTCATCTTCTTGAAATTGATATTCGGCAAACGCGTCCGTATTTTCAAAAAGTCGATATAGGGCTTGCTCTGGAAGAAAATCGCCGGAGTCCGGAACGGATAGTCGTTCGTCAACACGAATCTGTAGTTCTGTAGCAGATTTTCTTTGTTGAAATCTAATACGGTTATCTGGATTTTGCCTTCGGGATTAAATTCGACTTCGATTTGGTCGTAGAGCGGATACATTTTTTCGAGCTCTTTCGTTAAACGCCTTCTCATCGAATTGGTTTTTAGTTCCGCGATGACCGCGGCATTTCGCTTGATAATTGAATCGTCCATTTTTATTATTATATTGGGAAGGGTTTATCTCTTTTGTTGGTTATTTATTGGATAGCAAATAATGCTCTCTACAAAGTGGAATATACGATTCTGTAGAGCCGATGCAGATTTGGTCTTTGTTTGCGTCGGAAACGCGGTGGCTGAATAGGGCGGCAGTTCCGTCATTGCACGCTTTGCACAGCGCGGTTTTCTTGGTATAGGAGTCGGCATACGGAATCAACTGTAGAATCTCGCCAATCGGGTTCCTCTGGAAATCGCCGTCTAATCCTCCTACGATGACGTTTTTTCCTAGGGTCTCGACCCAATAGAGAACCTTGGATTTCAGATTCCGTAGAAACTGGCCCTCGTCGACAATTAAATAGTTTATGTTGCTGAGGGTCTCGTCGGCGATTTCGTTCAAATCATCCGCCACAATACATGATTCACTGTCTTGGTTATGTGATACGATTTTATTCGATTCGTATCGCGTGTCCATGCGCGGCTTGATAACTACGTAGGAGGCGTTGATGACCTTTAACATTCGAATGTGCCGAATGAGTTCGGTCGATTTACCCGAAAACATGGGGCCGATGATGAGGTCGAGTTTTCCTTGCGGCATTTTTGGTGTTATGGATTATAATAACCAATATTTTATGTATTTTTTGCTCATTATATTATCAAAATCAACCCCAGGCGCATCAGAACCGGTATGCGCATTAGAACCCCGGCGCATCAGTAAATACCTGTGGAGCCCCAGAAGGAATCATCTTCGCATCCGTTATCGTATTGAAAAACTCCCCGATTTGCCCATTCATATTAAAAAATACCAGTCCAGCGACGATAGAGCTGATAAACACAAAAGCTATATCCCTAACAAACAACTTGAGAGGCTTCTTATCCTTCGATTTGTCAATGAAACGCATTTCCACAAATTTGAATGCCGCGAAAATGGCCGTCGTTATTATCGCAACCAGTAGTGCGTTGTCCATCGATATATTATCTTGTAGAATGCGAGAGGCTAAATACAAACGAACGCAAAATACCTGGAACCAATATATATCATGAATGATTCTTGTTACACATTTGAAAAAATCGAATATAAACAGGGCCTATTGTCCGAATGCGTAGATGCAACATATGTTATTCATTTGGAAGGAAATGGACGTTTAGAAGCCGTCAAAACACAATTGGCCGAATATTGTCCCACGCGTCTGGTTTATATCGTGTTGAACAAGGGATACAAAAAATGCGAAAAACCGGAATACGTTAAAAATCCAGCTAGAGATTTGGTGGACGCGAATTTGCAAATATTCAAACATGCCGAACAACAAGGCTATGGAAATATTTTGGTGTTAGAAGACGATTTCATTTTTTCTGAAAAAATAAAAGAACGCAGACATTGCGATAATGTTTGCCGGTTTCTTAGAACGCACACAAATAAACCCATATGTTATTTGTTGGGATGCATCCCGTTTATTTTGGTTCCATATGACTATAATAATTACCGACAACTATACTCTTTCGCGACGCATTGTGTAGTTTTTAATAAAAAGATGCGTGACATAGTACTAAATAAAAATCCGGAAAAAATATTGGATTGGGACGCATATTTTTATTTTTCACATTTCAATCGAAAACGCGTTTATTATGACTGCTTGTGTTATCAATTGTTTCAAGAAACTGAAAATTCAAAATTTTGGGGGCAGGAATATGGACCTATTATACAAAATTTATGTAAAACCACAATTCCAATCATGAAAGCTTTGAATATGGACAAGAATCCAGAGCCGGGGTTTACAGTTTTCTATATATTTTCAAAAATGTTGGGACTGTTATTATTATTTTTATTATTATGGATTTGTTATAAAGTGGTCTATTTTGCGTATAAAAATATAAAATTCGTAAAACGAAATATAAAGCGAATGGTAAAGTAGAAATCTGGACGCTGAGAGGATTCCTCGTAGGTTAATCCAGCCCGTCATGTTCATGGTTCTACAAGAAAATATCTTGTATTCGACTTACGAGATAGATACGAAGCGCATCTATCTCTACTGCCTTCGGCGCAGCGAATCCTTGAACGCCTACCACAATGCGAAGCGTGTGTCCGGCGTTCTTCACAGAATATGTGAGGCCGATTATATTCGGACCCTATTGTAAAATGGCTGAAAAAGTTCATATTGTAACTGTCGCAACAGAATCCAAATACTATTTCCCCTATTTACAACAAAGTTGCGAGAGGCACGGTGTTCCTCTCGAAGTACTCGGAATGGGCGAAAAATGGGAAGGATTTAATTGGAGATATTTGAAAATGATTGAATATCTGAAATCGATTCCTGAAAATGATATTGTGTGTTTTGTCGATGGATACGACGTTATCTGTTGTCGGGATTTGAAAGAAATTCCAGCCGAATTTAAACGGATTCAGAAAGAAACTGGTTGCAAAATGATAGTTGGAAATGATGTACATCATTTTTATTTTACGAAAGTATTAGTTGGATATTTTTATTTTGGAAAATGCAATGATAAATTGTTAAACGCTGGAACTTACGTCGGTTATTCTAAAGATATTTTGAATATTGTAGAATCTATTCGTAAATTAAATTCAAGTAATATTGCAGATGATCAACAATTACTGACTGAATATTGCAACGCAAACCCCAGCGATATTCACATTGATGATAATAATTCTTTATTTTTGGTCATGGATGCGCCATTCACAAATATAAAAGAACTGGTGGAAATGAAAAACGGGAGAGAGATTCATTATAATTCAAATCAGCCGTTTTTTGTTCATGCCCCGGGTGGAGGATTCTTGGACGAACTTATTCATGACCTCGAATATGACATTGAATTGGGGGTCATTAGCAACAAAATATTATACGAAATAATCGATAAATATGTTCGCAATTACATTTTGCGACTGCTGAAAGAATACTGGCTGCGGTTCTTGTTGGCCTTTCTGCTTTTAGTAGTGGTTGTGTTTGTTGTCAGGACTCGCAGTTTTAAGAGAACCGCTGAGAACGTAGTCCGGAAAATAAGAAGATATACTAAACGGTAAAATCTAATCATCTGTTTTTGTTTTCTGAAACAGATACACATTCCGGATTTTCCCCGATTTTCCTCCAATTAACCCGATTTTCCCGCAGTACTTGAAACTCGTTATCTGGTCCACACGCCGAAACAGGAAATTCCGAATCTTCCCGGCCGACGTATCATCGATATGCACAGCGAAGAATGCATTGGCTTTCAAGTGCTTCTCCGTCAGAATGAACAGCGGTTCATAGAACTCCTTATACCAATTCTCATAAGTCGGGTTTTTGGGGTTATAATCCTCGTAATCGAAGAATGGCGGGCTCGTGAAAGCAAAATCGAACTTCTCGTGTCCCAGTCTATGTGCACCCAATTCAAATGGAATCGAGTAGATTTCATACCCACTATCAAACTTGACATGATGGTGTTGAGGGTCGTCGATGACGACTTTATGTGCAAAATCCGCCTGGATTTTTTTGTAGCCAGGAATCAAATCCCGGTTCGGGTCGAATCCGACGTATCTGCGAACACAAGACGATGAGAGGCTGCCAGTCATGCGGTCACCCCATCCGGTACATGGGTCCAACACATTTTTCGCTCCAAAATATTCATAGATGGCCTTGGCATACATGGGCATGAACGTGGTCGCGAGTTTGTAGCCGAACTTGGTCGAGAGCCGCCACTTGGCTTCTTGTGGGTCTTTTGATTCCAGGATTTCTTTCGCTAAACCGGATTTTTTGTCATTCCATAGTTCGTGGAAACTCGGCAGCGTTTTGGTTTGGCCGCTTTTGCCGTCTTTCAATTTCAAACGCGTTTTCAAGATTTCCGGTTCTTGAATCGCACGCACATAATCCGCGGGTTTATCGTCTTTGAGCTTGTACACGATTTCATACTCGGGATTATCAATGGAAAATTCGGGGAGTTCCCGTCGGATACGATGCCTGTATTCATCGAGTTCTTTCGGGGTCAGAGAATCAATGAGAAGTGGAATTGACATTTTTGCAGGAATTATTGTAGAAATACGTGCGTATCCTTTTATATAACGAGGTGATAATCAATTTTTGGGACGGGATCTTATTTTCTCCAAATCGTCAAACGCAGAAAGGCAAATATGAAAGTTCCTGCGACAATTGAATATTGCAATTCATTGTGAAGAACGCCTGATGCAAAGCGACACAAGATTGGCGATTCTTCAAAACGCGAGGGAGAATAGGATAAACTCAAAGGGAATCTCCCAGTGGGAATATATTTGTCTACTAATGAAAAAAATGGCTGAAATGTTATGTCGCTTCCTACAACATAACTCGACTCTAGAATGGTTTTCTCCATTATAGAGAACCCACATTCTTTGAATATTATCCACTGGAAAATCTGCACAAACACGAATATTCCAAATATACAATCATTGAAAAATACCACTTTTGCAAAATATGCGTATGTCCAAATAAAAAATGAAATAAAATAATGAATAAATCGTGTTGCGTACAATTTTATTAGCTGCTGGCTAGACAGTTCAGATTCTTGGGATTTTATTATTTCGTGTTTTGCAAAAAAATACGCATACAATGTCAATAGGATTGCAACCAAAAGGGCAATTATAAACACTTCATGCACATCCAAGAACCCTTTGTACTTTTGCATGTTTACAATATAATTGTATTTTATTTGTTATATGAATAGAATAATCGGAACAATAGTACAACTATGGGAATCAAGATAAATTTATTTTCGATATTTTGCATTGTGTGCGGAGGAAAATCAATTAAATACCAATGCGGTTGATACTTTGGATTACTACCAGCAACGTAATTTATATTCAATATCTGTTTTTCAATTAATGACAAACTACATTCTCCAAAATACGTTTTTTGAAAAACAGCAATAAAAACCAATACAAGCGCAATGAACTCATTGAAAAATACAATTTTTGCGGTTAGAGGGTAAATCCATAAAATACCAGACATACTGTAATGAAGAAACCGAATAAAATACAACTTGATTTTCTCCCAAGTAGTCAATTTGGATTCTCGGTGTTTAATCGTTTCATGATAGCGAAAATACGAAATAACTGTCAACCCGGCCGCAATAACCAATGTTATGGAAAAGACCTGTGTCAAACTCAAGCCTTTAAATGCCATTGAACATACATATATAATCTATGTATTTTCGTTCGAGGCTACCTCTCCAGTTTGTACATATCATATTCAAACTGCTTCGAATATATTTTTTTATCAAACAATAATTTGTAGTCCGTAAACAATGGAAACTTATTAAACAAATTCTCTACAGATAATTTCAATTCGTGCAAAAACAACAAAACTAGTGTCATGCAATTAATACCGCTTTCCATGTATGCCTTATCCGAGTATTTCCCAATAAACGCGAACAAATCCTCATCTCGGATATATTTGCGAAAATTCGTTTTTATAATATAATAATCATCCCATTCGTGCAGGCGTTCCTTAAAATCTGTTAGTATGACGCCGTTTTTTCTTTTCTTCGAGTAATGACAATAATATTCAGATGTTACCGAATCCAGCAAATAGACGCGGTCTTTGTCTCGAACCACGATTCCTATATGACAAATATTTAATGCCAATACCGGTAAAAGTGTCAAATAGGTTCCGAGCTTTTTGGGGGTTTCAAATATAATAAGGTCGCCGGTTTTTAACTCTTTCATGGCCTCCTCTAGTCGTTTCGATTTGTCTGTCAACCCATGATTTGCAACTAATTTGTGGTTTAAAAATAACAACAAAGACAAAACCACCAACGCCACGAATAACAAGCCATGAATATTAAAAAGATAGGAAGCTGCAAAACATAACGCGCCAAATATCAATAAAGCCGCAATCGTCCAGAGTATTTTGAGAGGTGAAAATGTCCCGAATGGCAAGTCAGCGTAAAATTTTCGCAGAATCAACGTTTTCCAATAATCAACAAAATACGCGATTTCATACAACACAATCAAAAATACGATTGTGTTTATCGCGTCCTTCCAGGTTCCACGCATTATACATAGATTTTAGATTTAATAAGGTATTACTAAAATCGCAGTTCTGATTTTTGTGATTAGACGAGAACCCGGACTCCCGGAGGGAGGTAGGGTTTCGTAGGAATGCCGCGCCGCGCATTGTGTCTCCGACGGAGGAGGAGATGCGTAGGTCATTTGGCTTTTAGGAACCGATTGGAAAATATTCCATTTTTATATAACATGGACGTCCGTAAAAACGCAAAATGCTATCGATTCGAATCGATGGCATTTGAGCGTGGTATTTACGATGATTTTGTGGATTGTACTTACATTATTCATTTGGAGGGGAACGGTCGGAAAGAACGCGTTCTCAAAGAAATACGCGGAACGCCCATAACAAAAAACACGGTGATTCTGAACAACAAAGGCTACCGGGGATGCGAGAAGACGCTCATTGAACAAGCGCCTTACAATGACTTAACCGACGCCTTTCTGCAATGTTTCAAACACGCCAAAGAAAACGGCCGCAAAAATATTCTTGTGCTAGAAGACGATTTCATATTCAACGCTAAAATCAAAGACCCCGAAAACATAAATCGCGTGTCAAGATTCATTCAGTCAAAAGCCGGAGAAGAATTCGTTTATTTTGTCGGAGCGCTGCCCATTGTCTTGTTTCCTACCGCGGATTTACACAATTATCGCGCCGTAAAAACGATGACAATGCATTCTGTTATTTATTCCGAAAAACTGATTCAGCGATGGGAAACGTTGAACCTGGAACACAAACATTGGGACGTCATTATCGATAAAAATGTTCCGAACCGATACATTTTTGAGAAGCCTCTCTGCTACCAGACCTTCCCTGAGACGGAAAACAAGAAAACGTGGGCCGAAAAAGATTTTAGTCCCGTTATTGGCTGGCTTAAAAACGGTTTTATTCGGATGTTTGGAATGGATGTCGACCCGGTTGCTGGGTTTGCATTCGCGTATTTTTTTGCAAAAATGTTGCCGTGGGTTTTGATAGTTTTTGTGGTTGTGTTGGTATTACGTGTATTCTATAAAGTGCCGGCCGTTCGGCGACGGATTTCTGGAACAAGACGTTAGTTATGTAAAAACTCCATTTATTCTTTTCCAAGAAGAGAATAAATGAATGTGTGGCTGTTGTTTGCGGTTTCTGTATGGGCCTCCATGTGCGCCGCCCTATACGCATTCTTGACGGACCATGACCCAGAAATAAAACGCCGCGAATCCATCCTCTCGAATCATCAGTTATTGGCCCTGTATGGATTGCGATTTTTGCATTACATCGTATTTGTGTTTTTTAGCTTGTATGCTTTTGTTTCGGATGTGAACATTGTATGTGACTTTATTGTGTTCGCGTGTTTAGTTGTAATTTACGTGCAGTGGCGAATTATAAGGACGTGTGTGTTGTCCATTTTCGAAAATTACATGCTGTTCGGGTACACGACCTCTTGGGATTTGATGTGTTTAGACCAATCGTCTTTACGGAAACTTCGCACTATATTGATAAATGTGGACCGAAAATACAGCCAACCATGGATAGAATCACTCGGGATTTCGCACACATTTTTGTATGCACACTGCAAATTAATATGGGTTGCGTTGTTGGTTTTATTGGGAAGGATGTTTATCGACCGGTATTTTTTCTAGATTTGCGATAAGTCTTGCGATAAGGCTTGCGATAAGGCTTGCGATAAGTCTTGCGATAAGGTTTGCGCTTTCCTCCGGTTGGTGGAGGAATTTCAGTTCCATTTACGTCTACATGAAATACTCCTTCTTGTTTCACATCACCTACATTGAAATAATTTAATTTTCCAACGACCTGCGAATAAACTTGTAATGATATATCACGCCTAGTCGCGGTATGATTTTCGCGCAAAACCTTTCCAGTCAAAACTTGTGTCTCATCCTGAGAAATTTGTTGCGTTCGGACCGCAATGTACTCGTCCGATTCTTCGATTTTAGTCGGAAATTCGCTTATTAATGTCACGGGGAAAACAACATTGCCATCATCTGCAATGCTATAAATACCTCTAGGGGCGTATTCAAACTTCCACGTTGGTGGATACGCCTGCAGGCCTATGTTCGGTTCATATTCACGAAAATTTCCAAGAAAATGATAACGTCGATTAAACAATAATATCACGTATGTTTTATTTTTATCAAAATCGGTTATAACATTATTCACTTTCTCCTCTAATTTATAAAACTGAAAATTTTGTTGTGGCATATCACACACTATAATATCTACAAATATTCCCTCTCCACCAAATCAATATTGAGTCCATTCTGACGCACTTCCGACTCGTCCAATTTCGCCGCATCTAAAGGGCTGACCAAGAACTGTGCGAAAAACGAATGTTTCAATTGAGCCTGCGGACTATGCCCATGCACATTCTTCGCAATCATCTTGTACAGCTTGAACCCGGGGTACCTCTCCTCTCCGTCGCGTTTATACATGACATTCTTCCCATTGTCGTCCAAACACCAACGGTAAACCGTCTCCTGAAATTCATCACGAGGTTCCTCTTCGTCCTGAATAATGAAATCGTAGATGCTTGTGCCTAAACGACACAAATCGAAACTCGGGTTCGGTTCTATCCTAGGCCGGGTCTCATTGAAATAAGGTTCTGTGTTGTATTGCGAATGAGCATCGCCCTTCGGTGCAAAACTGTCGCTACAGTACCTCTTGTCCTGGAACCGGTAAATGGCGCGACCGAAATCGATGATTTTGTAAATCCGGCCATACGTCGGAACTCGGTAGAACTGGTTATCGAATTTGTAATACAAGAACTCGATGTCCGTGTTTACATACATGACATTGTTTGTGTGGAGGTCGTTGTGGGTAAATTGGAACGCTTTTTGTAGAGCGATTAAAGACATGACAATTTGCATTAAACAAGAGGCGCCTTTTTGTTCATCGAGTTCTCGGTTAACAAACAATTGGTCCAATGTTCCATCGCACTTCTCGAGGAAAATCAAATTGGTAGGGAAATCCTTGATGTAAGCGAAAGCCTCTTCTTCTAAAGAAGATTCCTCTGTCGAAGATTCATCGACCGAAGATTCATCGACCGAAGATTCATCGACCGAAGATTCATCACGACCCGAATCCTCCTCGGTCGAAGATTTCTCGGTCGATTCCTCAGACCCAGAACTATAATTCAAATCATCATCATCATCATCAGAAGACGACTCTGATTCCGACGCAACCTTTTCGTATTCACAAGTTGGTTCTGTTTCCTCTCGAAGAAGAGGATTTTCTTCTGCAAATACTTCATCGACTATTAAGTCCCCCAGGTCTTCGCCCAATACCAGCCGCTTCTTATTCGTGCGACTTCCGATTCCAGTAAAATCGTCGAACGTGCCACCGCCCATTCCACAACTCACCGAAAACTCCTTGCCAATATGGTCGAGGAAAAACGGCGATTGATGCAAATAATCCACGTCGTCCGTGATGTTCGCTTTGAACTGGTTTTGCATCGCTAGAAAGGAACCGTAGAAATCGACGGCATTCAACATATTATTTGTGTGGAGCATTTGGCTGCTCAAATAACAGAAAAATCCGTCGACGTAGGAGGCATTCTGGATATTCGCGATTTTAGGATGCGGTGTCGGGCCATTGGGTCCGGGCAAGATTCGGAGGTCGGGATTCGAGAGGTTGTATTTCCCCACTAAATAATGGACGGGGTCGAGAAGAGGTGAACATTTGACATGGTAGTTTTTGACCGGCCCTTTCACTTGGTCGACGTCGACGTAGTTCTTGTTGTTTAGCCCAACACGGTTATAATTCGATTCGTTCAGGACAAAGAATTCACTGTAGAGAGGATTGTAGGATTGGAATTGGGATACGGAGAAGGGGTTGTAGTTGTATCGGACATCGTCCTCGGTTTGGACATATTGATTTGCTAAAGATTCGAGATTCAATGGTCTGATTTTTCTGTAGTTGATTTCCATTGTTGAAACTGTATATTTAGGCTCAAAGAACTATTTTCATACAAGACTCCGCGAAGCAAAAAGTGGAGGAGCTTGGCTCCGCCTCTTTTTTGCGACCTAACAGCCAGTGCGGCACGTCCACAATACAACATCTATTTTGTCTATTTAATGTAAGTCTCTTTCACACACTAATAATGAACCTCGATTTAAAAAAATTCGATATGAGATGGATAACATTCAAGCCCGACGAAAACAAGGGGCCGGTCATTGTCCTCATCGGGCGGCGTGATACGGGCAAATCCTTCTTGGTCAAAGACCTCTTGTATCACCACCAAGATATTCCTGTAGGTCTGGTCATCTCCGGGACAGAAATCGTCAACAATTTCTACTCGCAAATCGTACCTAAACTGTTCATACATCAGAAGTACAATACGGTTCTTATAGACAAGATTTTGAGAAGACAACACCAAGTGGTGAAGCGGTTCAATGCGGAAATGGCTCAGTACAAACGGGCGACGATAGACCCGCGCGCTTTTGTTATCCTGGATGATTGTTTGTACGACGCCAGTTGGGCGCGCGACGAATTGATGCGCATGCTTTTCATGAATGGGCGACATTGGAAGGTCATGTTGATTATAACCATGCAATATCCTCTCGGTGTTCCTCCGGCTTTACGGACCAACATCGATTATGTGTTTGTTCTCAGGGAACCGACTTTAGGGAATCGGCGGCGGATTTGGGAGAATTACGCGAGTATGTTTCCCACATTGGAACTCTTTTGTTCAGTCATGGACCAGACCACAGAGAATTACGAGTGCTTGGTTATCCATAACAATGCGAAATCAAGCAAAATCAATGAGCAGATATTCTGGTATCGGGCGGAGAATCGCCCGGCGTTCAAATTAGGGAGCAAGGAATTCTGGGAAAAATCGAAGGAATTGTGTAGCGACGATGAGGATGAGTTTGACGCGAGTAAGGCGAAGAAGAATGCGGGGCCTCAGGTTACGGTAAAAAAGTCGAAATGGTAGAGGGCGCAGCGCAGTACCAAGGTTTTCCCTTTCAATGTATCCACTACGAAGTGGCGGCACATAAAACCTTCATGCCAGATAAATATTATTTTGTAGAGAAGGAAAAATGTTAGGTCTCATTCCGAATATATAGTTTCGGCGTCGAATATAATTATTCGGATTTTATATAATAATGCAAACTAAACTCGAAAGGTTACAAGCGCTTAAAAAAAAGCTTGAAACTCAACATAACCAGATTCTCGAGTTGATTAAAAAAAAACCGTAAAAAAAATAATCAACCAGTGCCAGAAGAAGACACAGACCTTAATGATTATTCTGAAGAAGAATATGAACAGGCGGAACAAGAATATAACGCCACACTTCTTCCAAAGACAGAATCACCTAAACCGCCAGAGGAATACATTGAGACCCCAGTACAAGAGGAATACATTGAGACCCCAGTACAAGAGGAATACATTGAGACCCCAGTACAAGATGCCATAGAAGAGCATACGCGAGTGAGCGACCCTAAATTAACGTGTGTGACTTTGGGTTCTTTCGCATATCAGGTTGCAATGAAATACAATTATAACGAGGAAAAGCTAAAGGATTTTGGTGTTGTGCTCATTCCTAAAATATTTACAAACGAATTATTTCTGCAAGTTGACGGTGAGCCAGATATTAATCTTGGGAAAATTAATCTTTTTGGCTACAAATCGACAGAATCTAGCGACTTTACTCACGGAGTAAGAACAATACTACTTGAAAATGCAACCATATTTCAAAATATTAAACGTACTGACAAAACATCATACACATATTCATTGACATTGAAACAACGTAATAACAACACTACTACTGAGCTGGACCCGGATAAATGTAGGGTGTGTTACGCTCAGAATGGAGGCAGGAATCGAAAATCAATAACGAAGCCAACCAAAACAAAGTCAAGAAGAAATCCCAAAAAGTCAATGCGACAAAAGAAAAGTCGCCGCAACAGAAAGCGATAAACCATCGACTTACTTTTCTCATTTTTCAATTTGTGTGAAATACACAAGTTGAACATTATTTCTCGGAATCTCTTGTCGAGAAGCAATTTAACACAAACGCACAAGAACAAATTTGAATGTTAACCCGATTTTCTTTTACATCCGGCTCGATTTCCACCCCGACTTTATTGTTGCTGAGTGCATCGACTTCTTGAGTAGTTTCTGGCGCAGTAGTTTCTGGCGTGTCAGTAGTTTCTGGCGCAGTAGTCTCTTGCGCAGTAGTATCTTGTTGCATACTATTAGTACACTCTACGTCGATATTATCTCCAAAACATAATTCCCTGTCGTAATTAAGCCAAGCATGAACCCCGCAACACAAACCTTGAACGGAACCGATTGATTCGAACCTAGAATCGAATACACAGGATCGCCGGTTCTTAGACGCCAAGGCAAATAGATAGCAAAAAACCACGTTGCAATCCACACATAACTCCACACTAAATCTTGTCGCGTTCCGTAATAAGGGCACATGTCTGGATTTTGCTTATTGAGTTCTCCGAGAAGCAATAAAAGCGGCCAACCGTGAACCAATGCAATCCAGAAATCCTCTCCCGCTTTCGAATATTCGTGGTCTTTTGTTATAAAGTCGCTCATTCCGAATCCTGCTCGGGCTATCCAGTAGCCAAATGTTATGGCGAAATGCGCGTTGAACGCTATTGGGAAAAATCGCGGACTTTTCCCCGTTAAAAGATAAATCGCGTTTGCGTAATGTCCCGTGTCGGTGAACCGGACAAATTGTTTCAATTGGTTCCACTTAGGGTTCTGAAACTTGCAATCGTGGTCGGCATAATACCAGAAAAAATAGTTGGCCGGATATAATTTCAAAATAATGGCGGATGTTAAATACAAGTGTTGGTGTTGGGTGTATATCAAGACCGCGACAATCGGAATATAAAACCCGTTTTGTAGAATGATTCGTATTCCGGTTCCGATTTCTCTGACTAAAAAGTCGCTCGGCATCTCGATGAAATTACATAAATATTGTGTGGAGCATTTATGTATTTTTTGATAATCATTCTAAGCATTACCAGCCTTGGTCAACGCATCACGCAATTGTTGAGCATGAGCATCCGCGCTATCCGTCTCGGCCGCTTCACGTTCCTCGAAGTCCACGCGTTCCTTAACACCCACTAGATTACCCGACTCATCAATAGTCTGCGTTAGAACATTGCCGCTCTTCTTGGCCAACTCGATATTCTCCATAATCGCCTTCTTCTTCGCATCCTTGACGCGTTGGTCGAAAGCCTGTTTAGCGCGCTCCTCATTCTTCAACTTCTCATTATGCAGCTGATTGAGCTCCTCCTCCATGAATTCGACGCGTCCAGTCTTGTACGCATCGGGGTCCCACGGAATCCACATACCCACCGGTCCCACAAAAATATCATGGTGTGGGTCGGTTTCGCGGAGCTTTTTGCAGCGGAGTTCGGCCTCTTCTTGCGTATTGAAAACACCGCGGAGCTTTAGACCACGGGTGGAGGTCTGGAACGCGTGCTCCCGACTAAACTGAAGATTTAGGCGGTCTTCGTTCTTGTCGCAGAACGTCCGGTAATGGGATTCGAATGTTTCCTCGCGGAGTTTGGTCTCTTCCGCTGCAGAAAATTCGTTGAAATCGGTGGTCAGGTCCTCTAATTGGAGGTTGTATTTGTAGGCGACAAAATTTAGGAAATCACCGAATTTAGACATAGATTGTGTGAATTCCCAGGTCTTGATGAATTCGTCGAAGAGGTAGGCCTCGCGCTTCTTTAGGATGTTTTCGGGACTAACAAAACTCATGCAGGCGAACTTTTGACCGGCGATGGGGGCGTCCTCGTCGCACAAATCAATGTATTTAGGGTTCGCCTTTCCATTGGGCAGGGTTTTTCGTTCGAAGGCTGGTTGAGAGGCAGACGACATTATTCGGGGAGGGAAGATGAACTATTTAGAAACAATGGGTTTAAATGCTTTACATGATTGAAATAATTGAGAACCATGTAGTTTTGAATTTTGAGGTTTTAGTGAAAATTGTTTTATTATAATATACATTTGAACCAATGAGCTCAATCGACTTTGGAGAACTCGTTCGCAGAGCTATCAAGTACATCATCGAAGGTCTTGTCGTCGCTATCGCCGCTTATGCTATCCCCAAGGCTGGCCGCCTTAACACCGAGGAAATTGTCATTATTGCCTTGACCGCCGCCGCCACTTTCGCCGTCCTCGACGTGTTCGTCCCTGCCATGGGCTCCTCCGCCAGAAACGGCGCTGGCCTCGGCATCGGCTTGAACCTTGTCCGTTTCCCCGGTGGATTTTAAGGTATAGGTTCCCTTCTTCTTTTCTTCCCTTCTTCCTCGTATCAAATTTATATACCCTTTAAATCGTTAGTATATAAATTTCAGTTGAACATTCCGTGTTTTTAAATGTCGACCAATTCAAGTGTAATATCTGGCTCGGAAAATCGCAATGCGCTACAGAAATGCATGTTTATCATGAATGCATTGGAAAACGGGTGGTCAGTAAAAAAACGGCGAGGTGCTTATGTATTTTCGAAGAAACATGAAGGTCGGCGCGAGATTTTACGAGAAGGCTATTTAGCCCGTTTCTTGGAGGAGAATATGGAATTTGGACAATTGTCGTGAGTTATTTCGAACATTTAATAACACTGGTCATCGGTTCGAACCGGAATAAAATATTACAAAAATGTGTAATATTTTACTCCACTAGGCAAAATCCGTTCATTTTTTCTGTGTAGCCCTGGTTTATTTTATTTAGGAATAATATAATTAACCCGAACCGAAATGGGAGGAGCACTCATGCAATTGGTCGCCTATGGCGCACAGGACGTCTTCTTGACTGGAACCCCCGAGATTACCTTCTGGAAGGTGTCTTACCGCCGCCACACTAACTTCGCCATGGAGAGCATCGAACAGACTTTCTCTGGCCAGGCTGACTTTGGTCGCCGCGTTACCTGCACCATTGCCCGCAATGGTGATATGGCTTTCCGCACTTATTTGCAGGTCACTCTCCCTGAGATTAACCAGGGACTCGCTGCTGCCAACACCGACGGCGTCTATGCCCGTTGGTTGGACTTCCCTGGTGAGCAACTCATTGCCCAGGTTGAGGTCGAGATTGGTGGCCAGAGAATTGACCGCCAATACGGCGACTGGCTCCACATCTGGAACCAGCTCACCCTCTCATCTGAGCAACAGAAGGGATACTACAAGATGATTGGCCACACCACCCAATTGACTTACTTGACTGACCCCACCTTCGCCTCCATCACCGGCCCCTGCGCCTCAAGTGGTGGCCCCGCCCAGGTGTGCGCTCCCCGCAACGCTCTCCCTGAGACCACCCTCTACATTCCTTTGTTGTTCTGGTTCAACCGCAACCCTGGTTTGGCTCTCCCCCTCATCGCCTTGAAAACTGTAGGGCGCAAAAACATCCAACCTAAAACATCCGAGAACTGTTTTAGGAAAAATTTGTTGGAGTCTCGGCATGACATAGTTCATGATACTCAGATGTTAGTCGCACGTTGCAGCCATTCTATTGTTTAGAATGACTACAACGATGCGGCGACATATCCAAATTGCTGGAAACTCTTAAAGACGTATAAAGAATACATCGCAAGTAATTTTAACAGAGCAATTAAGGGTAGTAAAATGTTGAAAATGTGCTGCAAATGCAAAAAAGAACAATCGATAGAACAGTTCGGAAAACTTAAAAGTTCAAAAGATGGATTAAGATATGACTGCAAAACATGCAGAAAAGAGTACCGCGACCAAAATCGCGATACAATTAATGCGAAGTTGTGCGATTATTACAAAGCGAATAGAGATGACTTGTTGGTTAGAAATAAACAATATCGTGAACAAAATAAAGACGCGATAATTCAACAACGAAAAGAATATCGAAACCGCGAAGTAGTAAAGGAACATATTAAAGAGAAACAAAAAGAGTATCTTCCCATCCGAAAAGAACAAATTAAGGAAAGACGAAAGACTGACTTGAATTTTCAAATACAAGAAGTAGTCAAAAACAAAATCCATAAGTTTCTAAAAAACAGAAAAACCTCTTATGCCGAATTAATCGGCTGTGATTTGGAGTTTTTCAAGAAATGGATGGAATATAGATTTGATGAAACCATGTGTTGGGAAAATTTTGGCAAACGATGGCAAATTGACCACATACTTCCATTAAGTTTATTTGACATGACAAATGAGCTTGACAAAAAGGTATGTTTTCACTGGACCAATTTGCAACCATTGAGTTCTACTGAAAATCGCAGCAAATCAAACAAACTTCAACTACATTACTATTTTAACAATATTGTCTCTGTTTTTAGATTTAACAGTGTAAAACGCGATTATTTGGGCTACCAAACTGTAAATGAAAGTCTACAGTGGCTGAGAACAAAACTCAGAAAAGGTGAAAATGCCCCGTATAATTCCGCACAAAAAGCGGATGAAATAGACAATCAGCAGCCAAGCCTCTAACCCCGCAATGATAAGGGAATGAGGAAGGTTCAACGACTAGACGGATATGGCTACGAGAAGACTAATCATCTTCAGTGAGTAGTTAAGGTATAGTTCTAATCCCCGGATAAGATTCAAGAAATGCTTGAATCGATAAAAAGTTCTTGCGAGTAATAGTTAATCGACGTAAGAACTCCGATAAATACTCCGAAAGGAGGGGTATCCGTGAATGTACAGTTTCACGAAGTCAAGATTAACATTGATTTCCGCCCCATCGGTGAGTGCTTGTGGGCCGTGTCTTCTTTGTCCTCCACCTCCGGTGCCACTGTCAGTGTTGCCCAGGCTTACCAACAATCCCTTGTTGCGGCCTCCCTCTACATTGACTATGTGTTCTTGGACACTGACGAACGCCGCAAGTTCGCCCAGAACCCCCACGAGTACTTGATCGAGCAGCTCCAGTTCACTGGTGATGAGTCGGTCGGCTCCTCATCCAACAAGATCAAGCTCAACTTCAACCACCCATGCAAGGAGCTTATCTGGGTTGTGCAACCCGATTCCAACGTCGACTACTGCTCGTCCCTCGAATCCGGCCAGACCCTCTACAAGACCCTCGGCGCCCAGCCCTTCAACTACACCGATGCCATCGATGCTCTCCCCAACTCGATTGCCGCCTTCGGTGGTCCCGCCGAGACCAAGGGCTCCGTCAGCTTCATCAACGCCTCCGGCCTCTTCCAGATGGCTGGTGCCATTGATGCCAACTACGGTGTCCCCGCCGCCTCCGCCTCCGCTGCCCAGTGGGGTTCCGCTGCTCCTGCCAACGCTTACCCATTCACCAACCCTGGCTCCAGTGTTCCCACCGGCTCCGCCGTGTCCGATGCCGGCACCTTCGTGCTTGCTGAGACCGCTCTTGACCTCCACTGCTGGGGTGAGAACCCAGTGGTCACTGCCAAGCTCCAGCTTAACGGCCAGGACCGCTTCTCTGAGCGCGAAGGAACCTACTTCGACATCGTGCAACCCTTCCAACACCACACCCGCCACCCGGACACTGGAATCAACGTGTATTCCTTTGCCCTCCGCCCTGAGGAACACCAACCCTCGGGAACCTGCAACTTCTCGCGCATTGACAATGCCGTTCTCCAATTGGTGCTTTCCAGCCCAACTGTCTCGGGAACCAACACTGCCAAGGTGCGTGTGTACGCAGTAAATTACAATGTTTTGCGTGTTATGAGCGGCATAAACGAATTGATGCTCGGATTGCTTTACTGCAATCTGTGGTGTCGTTTCATCTGTGCAGAAAAATACCCGGCCACAAACAACCAGGCAATGTTTGTGGGAACTTCCGTTTGACTCCTGGATTATAGTCAGGTATTAGTGAGGAGAAGTAAACTCCTTGCGAGGTTACCCGTTGCTGGAAACCCCTTAAGAGATTCGTACGAAGTGTGTATGGGAAACCTACGCATGGCAGAGAATAAACTCTGGTATCGTGATAATCGAATCTATTGGGCAATCAGCAGGAATATGTCTAAGTCCGTTTTTTGCCAGGATATGACAATTTCTCAGAGACTGAATGGTAACCGGTGGATAATGAAGGTCTAAGCAACCTGAGTCTGCCCAAGATACAGTCCGACTCCACTGGAAACTTTGGAGATTCTTCAGGCTGGTGTGGCGTATTCGAATTGAAGAAATTTACATTTTTTCAAAATACGTAAACCGGAAGCTCATGTACGCAAAATTACAATTTTATTCAAATTTTATAAAAACCATAAAAATCAGAAAAACGCAAAATCAAATAAAAATGTTTTATTCAACAGTAAAACATTTTTCGGGTCATTTACAAACATTCCGCTGATGGCTCCTCCACCGGATTTCTCTGTATTCGATAAACATATATCCTCTCGAACTTTTCCATTACGTCTGAATATGAAAAACGATTCTTCATCATATTGCAAGTGTTGCAACAAGGCCTCGCATTCTCCACAGTATATCCCAAATCATTATCAAATCGGTCAACTCCATTCCGATGATTACCGCGGTTCGATTTTCCGCATAAATAACAATCATGGTTTACAATTTCTGCGAATTCAGTTTTAGTCAAATGAAATTCGATTCTTCGGACTTTTGCACTTTTTACAAAATCGTCGTAATCTCCGCTTAAAAAATTGGGAAATGCCTCTGGATGCCAACAGTCCACTAGTTTGCCTTTATGCGTTAGAATATGTTCGATTCTCATAAAAAACAAGTCGACGGGCATAACGTGTTTCAAATAGTTGCACAAGGTACACGCACTCACACAATTGTCCGCCGTGTACCTCTGTTTCGAATCCACTCGATCGACGCCGTTGAAATTCGTTTCGTCGTTCATAATGCCACAATACGCGCAAGGTCTTTCTGCGATGTCCACAAATTCCTCTTTTGTCAAGTAAAATGGTATTTCGCGTCGTTTGGCTTCTTTCTGATAAGAATAGAATGCGCGGTTTATATTTTTCCGGGCTAATTCGTTGCGATGGTCTTTGTCTCGTTTTGCGTTTTGCACCTTGTTTTGTAGCCGACAAGTTTGACATGTTTTTGTTAGACGTTCGTCTACAAATATGAATTCTGTTAATGGTTGTTCCTTGCAACACACTGTGCATATTTTGTTTGTCGACGCGGATGGGTTTGCCAACATTGCTTTGTGTCGTCTTTCTCTATCTGCCGCGCTTTCCTTGTCTAAGCAATCCCGACATTTTGAATATGGATAAGATGGTTCAAGTTGCGCTCTACAGCCGCGAATATGGTCATAGCATACCCGTTTGCCGAGTTCCTCTGTGGACTTTATAAACACATGAAGTTGGTGTTTTCCACAATATTCATTTTCTTGCGACCTCTTGAAATCGCATCCGGGATGAGCGCATTCCGTAGTAGGTTTCTTATATTTTGACACGTCTCTTGTTCTACATTGTTCGCAGGTTTTACATTCCTCTGGTAAATAACGCATTTTTCTGCAGCCAGTGCAGAGTATTGCCGCGTCCAACATTTCCTGGGTATATTCATTCATATACTGGTGTAGTTTGCAGAAACGGGTTGGAACACCATCGGTTTCGATTGCATAATTCCGACAAGAATCACTTTTATAATCTTTTGCCGCGCACTTCATTTTGTATGGTATGGCTACAATGTTATGCATATTATGTCTGGAATGTTTTATATTGTGTTAATCCCAAACCAACATAAACAATCTACCGTAAATGTATGATACGACGGCCAATCCCAACAACAATGCCACCCCAACCCAGATGTGCAAAAGAATGCTGCAATGCAAAACCCTGCCCCGAGAACAAATACTGCCGGAAACACCAATTATGTGTATTCATCGACGAGACCGAGGCTTTAGGAAAGCGCACATGCAAAAATGTGATCCGCGGATGCAAAGCCCAGCTCGAGTCAGAATACGAGTTTGTGAGATGCGAACCATGCCGGAAAAGAGAACAAGAACGCGATAATGCCAGAAAAGCAAAAAAAATGGCCGAGAATGGAGGCGCACAAGATTCAGAAACCCGGCTCTGCAATAGTTGCGACAAAGTTCAACCTCTCGATGAATTTGTGGGAACCAAGAACAAAGGATTTGTAAAATCATGCAAGACTTGTCGCGAGACATGGAAACGCAATGATGCCAATCGAGACAAAGAACATCGCAACGCTTTGGCGCGAGAGGCAGAGAAGAAGCCAGAACGAATCGCGGTAAAAAAGGCGTGGGAAGCAGCAAATCCAGAGAAAGTGGAACAAAAAACCAAAAAATGCCGAGCAAAACGGGCCGCAAAGGACATCGACGGATACCTACAACACAATGCCAATGTCATGAAAAACTGGCGCGACAGAAATCCCGAGAAAATGGAAGAGGCGAATCGAAAAAGACGGGAAAGCTTGGAAGCGCATTACAAGATTTGCAGAAGGTCCGCCAGAACAAAGAAACTCGAGTTTACCTATTCAGAGGAGGAGTTTAAAACGTTGGTCGAAATGCCGTGTTATTATTGCGACACAATGGATGAAAAAGGGTTTAATGGAATCGACCGAATGAATCAATCTGTAGGGTATATCCAATCCAATGGCGTGAGTTGTTGTGCAATGTGTAATTGGTTAAAAGGGTCTTT